TCATGTGCTTTAGTATCTACTCCTCTGCGGCCGCTGTTACCACGATAAAAGTCATCTGGGGTCATTCCATCTAAATAACTTTTCCTTAGAGAGTCACTACGTGTGCCATAACTAAATGCGTAGAAGTAGCCTTCGCTAATTTTTGCATTCCAGTGATCGTGTACAGTTGGACAAGGTCGTTCAGAATTCCAACCCACAAAGTGATTACCATATTTGTGGATACCATGACAGGCAGATAGCCATTCTTTCTCATTGACTCCTATCCAGTCAAATATATTTTTTAGTGGAGGAATAGTAGATTCCCCAACTCCTAAGGTTGGGACCTTTGGTGATTCAACCAAAGTAATATCTAAGTCAGGATGCTTTTTCTTCAGCGCAGATGCAGTTAGCCAGCCGACTGCACCCCCTCCAACAACTAAGACACTTTTTACTTTTGATTTCATTTAAACTGTACTCCAGCCATTATCTCAGTTAAGCACGCTACGGTATTTAGTTCGTGGTCAGCAACAAAGGAATCTTTGTATTGATAATCAGCCAGAATAAGAACAAGTTGAGGTATAGAATGAGGTTCAACATACTCATTCATATGATCGTATAAGCCACGGAAGATGGCAACAGTATCAATATCCATACTATCGACTACCCATCTTCTCATACCTTTAAAGTTTTTAGCCTTTAAGTGTTTTACAAGATCGCTGAAGTTATCTGATCCTCCGGTTGATTGATCACTAGTAATGACACCTGCACCAAGTGCTTGTCGTTGACACTCGTTTAAAACTCTACGCCAGTCTGGAGCATGTTTCATTATAATATCAGCTGTACCTTTTTGATCAGCTGTTATGCCTTCTGTCTCTAATATACTAGACAGTTTTTTATGAAACTGCGCAGCTAAGGCAGCCATATCTTTCTTTGATGTATTGAACTCATATACACCACATCGTGAATGTAGAGGTTCAATAATTCTATTCTTGAAGTTACATGTAAGTATAAACCTACAGTTATTTGCAAACTCTTCAATGAATCCCCGTAAAGCTGGTTGTGTAGATTGGGGGTTAAGATAGTCAGCCTCATCGAGGATAACTACCTTAACGCCACCGGTCAACGATACACTCGAAGCAAACTGTTTGATCTTGCCTCTTAGTGTATCGATGTTGCCTTCCTCTGAGCCGTTAATAATAATATGATCTAACTCAAGTTCATTACAAAGAGCCTTAGCCACAGTAGTCTTACCCAGACCAGCTGTACCTGTCAGCAACATATTAGGTAATTCACCTTTGTCAACAATTTGCAGAAACGTCTGCTTTAAGGAGGGAGGAAGGATCGTTTCTTCTATTGTCTTCGGACGATACCTTTCGACCCAGAGAAAGTCATTCATAATATAATATATCCTTTAATCGGAGTTTGCAGCTTCGTCCTGTTGATACGTTTCACACATTTGGATCATCTGCGTAGCTTGATCTCGTAGCTGGCCTAGAGTAGTTAGCTCTTCACCTTTTATGGCCCCACGTTGGACCATTGTATCAACTACTGCTACAGTAGAACGACTGATACGGTTTGCAAGATCATATACTGGACCATGGGACTCATGAGCCAACTGAACCGCTTCTGCTTTATTATCTTCTTTAGCCATTTTATTCTCCATATTGTGATGACTTTTCAAGGGCGACCCAATACGTCAGGTCTTCACCTTCATTAGTAAATTGTGAAATTAGTTTTGATGAAATCTTAACCTGATAGGTATCTGATACCATTTTAAGGTTAGAGATATTTAGTATGAATTTAAACGCGTCGTTATTGTATCCTCCATCAACTTGAATAGAATATTCATTAGCAGTACTATTCTCAGGATCTACTATTGAGAGCTTTATAGTACCACCATCAGGTTCAATAGACAACTGTCCATGGCCAAACACTGAAGCCGCTCTTTTTAATCCTAGTAAAGTAGTTTCGTCTAGTGTAAACCATACATCAGCTTCAGGCATATCAATTGGTTTAGCTGGATTGGTTAACATCTCTGTGTCAGCATAATAATACTTCATTTGCTCACGACCAGATTGGCCCCCAATGTTCATATACTTTTCTTCAAACCGTACTCGCGGTTTATCTACTAAGCCTAGAACATTAAGAAATTCGTTAAGATCATATATGCCGACAACACTACTGAACTCTTCTGGTACTGTCGCTTGGGCCAAGACATTCTTAGCCTCTGATATAGTCATTAACTTGTTACCAGGTTTGATAACAATATTACCATTAATAGCAGCAAAGTTCTTTAGAACACCCACTGTACTCGCACTTATTTCCATTATATACGTCCTCCATTATATATTCATTATATTATACTAGTTTTATTCAGCAGAGTCAAGAGCGGTAAGTTTGTCGATGTATGCCTGACCTTCTTGTATAGATTGTTTCAAATGTGGGTAATCACTATCACCCATAGTAACAACTTGTGTAGAAAGTCCTATAAAATGCTTATGTCGGACATTGCGAATTCCAAAGTTTCTGACAAAAATTCGACTAGTGTCTGTTCCATTTGAATCTTGAGCTAATGATTCTAAAACACTCCAACCATCTGCTGAATCATAAGCAAATCGCGGAACCCAGCCACGCTGTTGTGCATCTTTTACTACGTTTGGCCATTCTGCATATGGTGGCCAATGTTCAGGTATTCGTCTTTGCCTAATACGTTTTAACCCCAATTTCAACATATCTTGAGTTACTGGATCAAATTTACCGGCACCAGGCTCTTCATTTATCATTGCCAAAACATCCAGCATTTTAAACGATGTGCCGCTATCGGAGGATACCCACGAAGCCGGCCGGAACCCATTGGGTTGCTGCCGTAACGCATCCGCGGAGTCTACCAGAGAACCAGAGTAAGGTCCTTTCACCACATTGTCATTGGGGGTATGGCGAAGTGTGACTTCCCTCATGGGCCAGACCTGCCCTTCGACGAGGTTTGCCGAATCAGATCCAAACACTCCCAATTGACGTGTCCTTGCCAAAGTTTCTGGAGGAAGTTTAAGACCGCCAACAACTAGACTAGCTGGTTTTTTTTTACCTTCTTTTTCTGGATCTCTATTATTAGGTCCATGCATGACTCGATTTTTACCACTCCAGAATTTATCAATAATTTGTTCAGTATTAAAATGGTCAAATCTATCCGGATCCCGCTTTGCACTCTTTTTTTCATCTTGAACAGAATCTGGGTTCATCTGCTCCATTTGTTCTTTATAATTGTGGGTGCCCATATGGGCAAATGCACCATCACGATTGACCCAATGGAAAAATCCTTGGTAACACCTGTGAAATTCCAACTCTAGTCTCTCATGTTCGTAGTCCATACCTAGATACGTTACACCATCACCCTGTTCCATAAAATGTTCATAAATTGTTGGATACTTCTTGCCTGTTACTTCATAGATATCATTCGAGACCATTTCGGTAGATATACCACCCTCTAGCATGCTGGCCATTCTGAAGCCCCAACTATTTTTTGTTGCAGTTGCCACACCATCTTGTTTTTTATATTCTGGATCATTCCTAAAATTTATAGACATGCTATATTCACAATGTGGAGCATCAATGTGTTTTCTAAGGGTTGATCCATGAGCATATATTCTATGAAAATTTGTTGTTGGCCAAAGTCTTTTACCATACAATTCTTCCATATGTTTGGTTAACCTGAAATGAATATTTTGAAAAATATTCATAAACGATACTGTTCCAGATTTGGTTATTTGAATGTCGCGAGGGCCATAGCCATACGAGAAGGCCTTGTTCTGCCAAGCTAGACGATTCATTTTATCTGCCGCTGCATTGCACATATCTTTTGTTAATACGTTTTTAATTATATGCATATGTTTTCCTCTTTCTTCCAAACCCATTCTGCACCAAATACACTCAATGGACTTGTAATCAAATTATCTTCTCTAAACCTATTTATTGGTTCAGACACTCCTTTATATACATAATCATGCCCTGCAAAATATCCACCCTTCTTTACCTTATTGTAATAAAGATAGCAACCCTCTTCAACATCAGAACTGTTTATATAATGATCAAGAAATAAAAAATCAATAGATTCATTTTTTATTGAAGGCGCTACTTTTCTTGTATGTTCTAAAATAAGTTCTACTTTATCTTTGTGGCCACTTGCTCTTATTCTATGTTTAGCCCTATCGAAAGCGTGTATAACTTTTTCTTTTGTTATTTCTTGCAGATGTTTCTTTTCAAATTCGTCAATGTGTGGTTCATAAAAATCTATACCTATGGCGTATGCAATGTTAGGACATCGTTGAAGAATTGCTGATATGGACGATCCTTTGTTAACTCCAGTCTCAAGATATATAATATTTTTACCCATCATATTAATTAAATGTGTCATACTATAGTTGGCGGTCATACCTGTTATAATTTCAGTAGGTAGCGGTTTATAATCTTTAAATGAAAGCCGGTGTGTCATTTTATCCTGCTGCAGACTCTAATAAACTTTCAGACGAGCAATCAAATTGAAGTCTGTAATATTCGTTGGACATATGTTCCAACCACTTTCCTTCTGATCTCATCAATTCACATTCTGTTTGAGTCATTGGATAGTTTAAGACATACTGATTGCCAATATATAGCCATTCATTCATTTCTGACTTGCCCCACATGCTTAATACCAAGAAAAACATTTCCATTATTTTATCCTACTAAAGTTTTTTTCTTTAATCACTTCTAACTTGTTTGCAAACTTACCTTCAACCATCTCACCTTTATGTGATATAACAAATACATTAGTATCTTCACCTAAACTGTAAATAATCTTCATTAGATTATCAACACCATCAACATCTAAAGAACTATCAAATGTCTCATCTAATATTAATAAATTAGTTGCGACACTATTCTTCATCTTTGCAATCTGCCTCCATGTGAACAACAGCGCTAAATCAATACGTTGTTTTTCACCTTCAGAGAATGAATCATATGTAAAATTATCACGAAAGCGGGACTTAATAGTTTCTTGGAACGCTTCGTCAAGATTAAATGATACAAAAAAGTCTAATATCTGCAGATGTTGGTTTACGAGCTTATTTATAACAGGAAGATATTGCTTAACTATCTTTGTTTTGATGCCAGTATCCTTGAGCATTGTACTCATAGTCATGTTATAATTTAGTTGATCATTGAATGTTAATCTCTCTTCTACCAACAAGTCGGATGATTGGGTTAAACTATCGAGGTCACTATTAGCTTGATCCATATCAACATTGTTATCCAGCTTATCAATCCCACCTTGGGTCCTATCAATAGCTGATTGAAATTGAGATATCGATTGGTTATTAGCATGCATCTCTGATTGCTTTTGCTGACAATCTTCTAATATAACATCAATATTTGATATTGCTGCTATGTGCGATGCAATAGAAGTTGTAGCTGTCTCAAGTGCTTCCTGTAATTCCTTTGCCTTGCCTTTTCCTTCCAAGATATGCTCTTGTTTGGTTTCTTCTGTGATGGGCTGCGAACAACGGGGACAAATATCGTTCGTTTCAAAAAACTTAACGTCTGTAACGAGTTTCCTAATATCGCTCTCAAACTTGGTTTTAAACCCACTGAGCTCTTGCCTTTTACCTTCGCGATCTTTTTTCTCATCTGTCGCTGGAGATAGGGCCTCATCCACGAAGGTGGATAGTTTGGAGTTCGCTGTATTAAGAGTCGAGATCTCATCGCGGTAATCATTAATGAGTTTGACCTTTTCTTCTTTAGCTTCTTTATTGATTGCTTTGATGTCTTTAATGTACTTCCTTTGAGCCTCGATCTTAGTCTGGTTAACGGTGCCTTTGTGTACAACATCTTTTATTTGTTCCTTGAGTAAGCTGGTCTTTTCTTTGAGAATACCATTCATCTTTGAAAAGACATTAATGTCCAGAAGATCCTCAATCACATCTCTTCGATTCTGAGCACTTAGTTGCATGAAAGGAATGAAAGAAGAGGATCCAAGTACCACAATCTGATGAAAGCTCTTATGATTGAGCTTTAAGATGTTTTGTTCAAGGATCTTCTGGTACTCTTTAGCATGAGAGTCTTGGTTCAGCATAGTATCGCCACGCCAGATCTCAAACGTATTTGGTTTAATACATCTAATAATTTTAAAGTCAGAGCCTAAAACGTTAAACTGTACTTCTACTTTACAGCCTTTGTTATTAATACTATTAACTAATTGTGCTTTACTAATATTACGATGAGCTTTTCCAAACAAAGCAAACGATAATGCATCAAGAAGTGTTGACTTGCCAGCACCATTCTGGCCCACCACAAGGGTTGTCTTTGCAGCCTGAAAGTCTAACTCGGACCAGTTATTACCGGTCGACAGGAAATTCTTCCAGCGCAATCGTTTAAATGTAATCATACTACTTCTAACGCCTGAGCTTCAATCATGAGATTAGACATCTCAACTTTGATACGATCCTTATCAAGATCAGTATCAACTGCATCAATATAACTATTTAACAGTGTAGGAGTATCATCCACCGAAACACTCTCATCGTCAACAGAAGATCCCATAAACTCATTAAAGTTTTCTGCTATCTTTAATTCAATGATCTCTCTATTATTAATACGATCAATGAATCGATCAAATGTAAAAGAATCGGCTTTGTTAATCACTACAACCTTGACAAACTTATTTTCAACTTCGTCTATATTATAGTGAAGATAATCATGCTTACTATCATCATAGTAAATACGATGGTATAGAGTATAAGGATTTCGAATAGCCTCAAGATTACGAGTCTCCGTATCCAAGACATGAAAGAACTTATCGTCGTGAGCATCATTCCAGAAGAACTCCATTTGTGATCCAAGGTACTTGATATTACCTTGCTCTGACTTAGTGTGAAAATGTCCTGATAGGACTTGTTCAAATCGACTAAAGACCTTTGGGTCTAAACCATGCTCACACTTAATACCTTTAAGCATTTCATATCCTAAGATATCAAAATGACCGCCAATCCAATCACACTTGGCATTAGCCAAGAAGTCCATAGATTCTTTTTCATTATCAACGTCAATCCATGGTACAAGACCCATCTTCATAGATCCATATTCCATTACTGTTGGCTTCTGAATGATAGTAACTTCATTCATATAATGTCCCAACAGTTCTTTCAGACTGTTCAGATCTGATGTATTCTTATAATACACATCATGATTACCACAGATAATATCCATGGTCATTCCATTTTCTCTTAACGGTTTAAGAAATTGATAACGGTTCCTGTTAAGAGCACGGAAGTTAATAAACTTCCTGTTATCATAGTAATCGCCAAGGTGCAAGATATGGCTAATGTTGTGTTCCAGAAGATAAGGAAAAAATAGATCCCTATAGAATTTCTCTGCGTTATCGAGAAAGATGTCAGAACTATTGCGAGTGCCACAATGGGTATCATTTATAATACAAACTTTCATTTACTAAAATCTCTGTCCAAGTCAATTAAGCCACGATCAATTTCTCTTGCTAATGATCTTACATCATCTAAAAGGAATTGACAACGGATTTTATCGTATGTACCTTGGACCCGATATCTTTCCCTATGAAGCTCTATAGCTCTTTCATGCAATACTTTTGCTTTTGTATAAAGCTCTTCAACACTGTGCGACATAGATTTAATCTTTGCGCCACATAGTCCAAGCGCCATAAGCAATTGCTGCATAAGCAATTAATTTTGTAAAAGGTGAGAATAAAATAATTGCTGCTCCAGCAACAACCATTATTACTCCATCGAATGTACTTCGTTCTTCTAACCGGTTCATCACCCATTGTTTTAGTATCATTGTGTATTCTCCTTTTCATTACCTACTAAAAAATTACTTAGATCGCTGTCGGTAGAAGCATCAAACTTTTTTAATCTTTTTTGTTTTTTCTTTTCTTCAGCAGCAAATTCCTTGATACCTTGATCTTTATCTTTTATCTTATCAATTCGGTCACGAAGTGTATCAACAAATGCCTGGACAACTTGTTGTGAAGCTGCGTCACCATTCTGTGTCATTATAAATTCTTCAATACCTGATGACGTCATATACTTTTGTTTAATTTCAAACTGCTTCTTTTCTTTTGCTATACGACGAAGAAAGGCATACCAGCTGATCTGAGTAAAATATGCAAATGCATTTGGTAATCCTGTTCGTGTTGCTGTTTCTACATTATAATTCTTAATGGCTTTAAGACAATTCTCTACTGCATCCATTACCATTTCTTCGCGATATGTGTAACGAATAAAATTAGACTTGTGGGAAAGTCCCTCAGATATTTTTAAAAAGCATTGTGCTATGTAATCAGGAACAATCGGAATTTCTTTTTCTGCAGCTCGATACTCATTAGCTAAGGTGCAATAATCAACTACTGCTTGAGAGAACTGTTTATTATTCACATAATGGATGTTAACTTTTTTAGCCATAATAAAACCTTTTATGTTTCTTTTATAATATATGAAAATTTAGTTTTAGACAACTACAAAAAAAGCTGTTGACTATATTTAAATTCTGGGTATAATAAGGCATCAGCCTTGCGGGGGGCAGTATATCTATTTCACAAGAAAACCTATACGTGGATCTTCTAAATGACCATCTGCATCGTCGTAATCTTCGATAAACTCAAAACCGTGGAGTTCCATATGTTCTCTTTTAGGACCTAGGTCAGACGTCCACACCGGAATAAGATGATCGTATGTAGGATCTGTAGATACTCTTAAATGAACTTCAATTGGCTTGTCTCCAATAAACTCAACATTAATTTTACCAACATCTCTTAATGGTACTAATTCATCTGGAACTCTAGGTATATAGACAGATCTTTTCCACTCTACAAACTTAGTAAGATTCATAGGCATATTAGTACCTTCCCAACAAGAAATACCTCTCCATGGTAGTCTCCACGTTCCGTCAACATTATTTCTATCAGTATACCATTTGTAATTTGCTGAATAGTGAATACCATCAAAGTACTCACACCAAAAGTATCCAGGAGGAGTTGTATTAAAATCACCAGCCTTCATTTGTTTTACAGTAGCACCAACACCCATACCACTTAGATTGTAGATAGGTCTTACTACATACGTCCCATCTTTAGTAGGAGCAGATCCACAGGGACCACAATCATATCCTAACAATTCAGATAAGTATAACTTGTTAAACCATTTTCTATGATGAGGATATTTTAGATATGCGTCATCATCATCCATTAGTGTATCTTATCACTTCCTGGAAACAAAATAATATTTTCAAAATCTGAGTCTTCTCCATCAAACTTATCTTTCATTTTAGAAATATACTCATCTATCTTTGAATTTAATTCGTCTTCTGACATGTTTGAGTGGTTAACAACATTCCAGAATTGTTTTTCTATCTTACCACAGGGTTTAGCTTGGCCCACAACATTCATAATATTAAGAGTCATGAATGCATCATCACCTTCTTGCATTGTCATCCAAGGTCTAATATTATAGTATCGATATCCTTTATCATCACCCATAGGCGAAGATGTGTAGATTCCATACACATGTCTTACAACAAGATCTCCAGCTTCTTCATCTGCCCAATCCAAAATCTGACATATAAGCTCTTCTCCTGAAGATAATTTTAACTGTCTAATATCATTCATTTAGTTGTACCTGTGCTATTTTATATTTAAATTGTTCTTTATTATATATTTTTACTCGTTCTGCTGAATGTAACAATGTAAAGTTGTTACGCTTTCCCCAATGTAGATCATCGGCTATATCATAGAGCGTAGTGATCTGACCATTATCCGACTTTCGTAAACCACGTCCAATAGACTGAAGAACTCTAATCTGGGATTTTGAAGGTGACGCGAAAATAATGTTATGAAGATTTCGTATATTAATACCAGTACTAAAAGTACCAAGGCTAGCAACGATAATAGCATTACTTTGTTTCTCCACAATCTTACGTATCGATTCTCTATCTGATGTATCAACATCTCCTGAAATAAAGAAAACTTTACGTCCCTGTTCTACTCTTGTATTTATAATGTCGTATAAAGGTTTTCCGTGAGCATCTACCCGATGATATAAAATTAGAGTATTACCGGCACATGATAAAGATAAGTTTCTAATAAATCTATTCCTTGCCTCATTGGAAATAATCCAATCTATTTCTTCTTGATAAGTCTTCTTTCCAAAGTCTTTTCTAATTTCTTTTGAATAGTTCATTAGAAGCACTTTTATATCTAATGGTGCAAGTGTATCATTATCCTGCAGTGCTTTAGTGGTTGTCACGTGATATACGGGGCCAAAGAGCCCCTCAAGAACTAACTTATGCGTCTGAGTACCATCAAGTGTTCCTGTAAGTCCGTAACGATACTTAGCTACTGTAGCTTTGTTCATTATAGACGACAGCGACTTAGACTTGAATCCGTGACACTCATCCCCCAGAACCATACCAAACTTTTGGAACCAAGGCTTGGGGTTTTTATATATGCTCTGCCATGTAGATATTATTATTGGTTTGGATGTTACCTTTTCTTTGCCTGAATATATTCTATGTACATATTTTTCAATATCCATACCATAGTCTGCAAAGTCTGTTGTTAGTTGTTCAACAAGGGATGTTGTAGGAACAATGATTAGAACTTTTTTATTATCATTATTTTTATATGCTAGAAAGTACTGCATAATAATGTACATAATAAACGACTTACCAGATCCTGTAGGAGATAATAGAATTGCATTCTTACGTTCAATTGCAGTCACAATAGCATCATATTGATATTCTCTAAGATCGAAAGGTAGATTTAAAAATTCAAGAAACTTATTAAGATGGAGTGTATCAATTTTTGGATCAGGGACTGGCAGTCCAAAAGATGTTTCTTCTGTGTCAACTGTATAAGATCGTTCAGCAGCAAACTTCAATAAGTAAACATATAGACCGGCAGACAATTCTCCATTCATTCGATTGAATAGCTTAATCTTGCCATCCCATACTTTGTTCTTATATGCAGGCATAAACTTATACCCTGGCACATAAAAAGAAAAGTAGTCACTGATCTCAGCTGCTAAGCCAGGATCAACATCTACTTCTAACATAGAATAATCTTTTAGTCTACATATTATATCAGCCACCGGCTTCAAAAACCTTCCACTTAATCATATTACCAATGCTTTGGTGTCTCCAATTGAGATTATTAACTATCTCACTAAGTGTATCTATACATGTTTTTAGGTATTGAATTTTTAACTCTGATTCTTGAATCTCTTTATCCGAATCATAATAATAATCCATCTCACCTTTCATTACTTTAAGTCCATTGAGAGGATCATAATCCCAACCCAACTCTTTAATTTTCTCTTCGGGCATCTTACCATTATACCATTCCCACTTCAATCGAAGTAAGGTCTTTTGATCCATCTCAGCTTTCTTCATACGTAACTTAGTTTGAGAAAGCAGTGAAAGATACTTTGCGTGTAAGGTAGGTGTTTGACGAGATGCTTCGTCAAGATCATTCTGAGGAAGTTTAGAGTCGGTTGCCCACTCTTCCAATACTTGATCTAATGTCATAATATACTCCAGTCATTATTTTAACTCAAATGATGAAAATCTAAATGTCGCAGGAAACGTAATATACTGAACATCACCACTAGTAGATTCTAATGTCATATCTCCAAGACTAATAGGTAAGCAATCCAAATATTTTATAGTCCTAGTAACATTGTTGTGGCTACTTAATATAGACAATGTAAGATCTGCTGTAGTAGCAGGCTTATCTGCTAGTCTGTTTGATGGTATTGTTTCATTTGTTTCCACTAGTCTAGTCATCCAGTTAAACATTTCAGTGTATGAATTTAAATTTTCGTCTACTATAATCATACACGTTAATTCAGCAAAGGTCAATTTATCTCCGGCAAAAGGTACAGAAGAAATCCGTTTAAATGGTACTTCTACAGGATTCATTTGCAAATTGGGATGCAATACTGTCTGTGCAAAGAACTCTAGGTTAGCATAATGCTTCCTATCGATAGTCAATTTAAAAGCTGATGGCTGCAAATAGTTAAGGTTATTCAACCCAGACGAGCTTGAAGCAGAACTAGCAGCTACTGTAATAGTTTGATCTAATGTCGGCATTTTATATGTCCAATGATGTCTAACTATGAGTATTTATATGTTTATTTTATCGTTGTTTTTTAAAATTAGCTGTTGACTTCTGTTCTACAATGTAGTATAAAAGGGGCATAGGTAGAAAAAAAAGGAACACATTATGAATTTCCAAGAAAAATGCAAAATCGAAGATCAAGTTATTGATATGTTTCGTACCGCAATTACATCCTGGAGTAACATGGATATTAATGAGGTTGATGGCATTAACTGGAATTATGTAGATTCTGATATTCACATTGGTGTTAAAGAAGCTGGTATCGAATTGGGTTTTAATCTTGATGATTTTGTAGAAAGTCTAATTAGTGAGTACCTTGAGTTTGGTACAGTCGAGTCAAATAACATAGCAGCATAAATTAATTTAAAAAAAACGAAATTAACTGTTGACTTTATAATAACAATGGTGTATGTTAATAGCATAGGTTGAGGAAATAAGATAAATGATTTGATTATATTCTAAGGACATAGACAGTGCTAGTAGGTTCTTCCTAATGAATTGAAAGCTAGGTCCAAACAAGGCGATTAGGAGCATACTAGGGAACTGACCCAGACCAATATAAATTCAGGTCATTGTCAGAGTTAATTCCCCCCTAGTGTGACTGGAGTTTGGCTATACATGTAATGGCTGGGGGATGGTTAATTGGAGAGAAGGCCATTAAGGTTGGTTGGCGCACAGTGAAGTTCTCGATATATGAGTGTGCGATAGTATCTAGGACAGAAAAGTTCCTAGGCAAGTTGGCCTTCTCTTCCTTTTAAACTATTTTGATCAGCGTCCGTACAGAGAGAACCGGACTTGAACAGACCACCCAGCGCGCAGGAGCTTCTGTAAGCACGGGTGCTAGTTTCATCAAACTATACGTAGGCTTTACAATAGGGACCATCCGAAGTAGAGAGTAGATACGACACTGGGGCGATGGAGATACTAGGGGCGCTGATCTAAGTAGTTTAACAAAGGAGAGAAAAATGAATATGTGGTTTGAAACACAAGGTATGGCAATGGCATTATATAACTATCGTATAAACAGAGAAAAAGAATTAATAGCATTGTTGAAGTTGATGCAATAAAAAAGGGCCACCCGAAGGTAGCCCAGTTTAAGTTGGGAGAGGTTAAACCCTCTCCCTTTTTTTTATCTCCGTAAAGATACTATATCTTATGTTAAGATATTGTCTACGCGGAAGATTCTGTAGTACTGGTTTGTACGAACAGCTGCTAGACCGTCTGCAGGTGCTGCACCTACATATGGGTTTGACGCCATGCCATACCGAGTTTTGAACCCGATACGTGGCTGGAAGTCATTCTCACCAACTGCACGGACCATAGTTAATGGTACGTATGGGCAATAGAATACACCTGCGTCATATGGGTTTGAACCCTTATAACCTACAGTGATGTAATCTGTGCTTGCATATGGATCGATGTATACCCGAGTCCGACCGTTAAGAACACCAGCAAATGTATTGCCTGTGTCATCTACGTTCAAGTTTGTTGACAACGCAGGAGCGTAATCCAACATACCAGAAGCTGCAAGTGCTGTTGCAACATCAGACGAACAGATAACCATGTTACCTTTACCACGCCTGGTTTCTTTAGCAATTACGTTTGCTTCGCGGTCAAGTTGTACACCTAGACCTTTGAACTTCTCAGCGGACCAACGACCATCGGCATCGCTTGACAAGTTAAAGATACCTTTTACAGTTACGTTAGCTTGACGTGCACCAACCTTAGCTTGTGAGTTGATTGTACGAACAACCTCACGGTTAATTTCAGCCAAGATTTCTGTTGACAAGATATTTGCCAATTCTGTCTCTGCATCCAAACCATGAATTGCTTTCAAGTCTTGAGCTAACTCAAGTGTGTATTCTGCCTTCAAAGCACGTGACTTAGCTGTCACGGTTGACTTTTCGATGGTGAAACCCATCTCAGCAAATGCTTCACCTGTGCTACCCAAAGCTTCAGCTTCAGTTGTAGAGTATGCATCACCTGTTGTTGGTACATAGCTTGAACCTGAGTCAACAATTGAACCAGCACCGTCTGTATCAGCTACACCAGCAAGACCGGATGGTCCTTCTGATCCACCTGAAGAGGTTGCTGAGTCACCTGAGTAGTTGACGAGTGCTTCGTTAAACAACGCTTCAGTGTTTGTGTCTGCACCAGCTTTAGATGATTTGTAACGTGATTTCATTGCAAAGATCAGGCCTGTTGGACCTGACATTGGCTGAACACCACAAATGTCGTATGCCATTAGGTTTGGCATTGAACGACGAACGAGTGAGATAAGGATTGGGTTCCAGTTGTCAGCATTACCTGTTGCAACAGTACCGGCTCCGGCAGCGTTAGCTGCTGTCTCTTGTAAACCTTGCTCACGCAGGGCTTTTTCTGTGTTCTCCAGAACAGCAGCTGTTACTGAACGCTTGTGGGCGTTTTCGATAGTACCAGCTGATTCTTCGTTAAGTACTGGAGACCATTTCTCTACGAGACGATCATATGTTTGTTCCATTTAAGGATCCCCTATTTCTAGTTATGTTTTTATTGTTGAACGTAAAGCGTTGACATAATCTGCCATATTGCCAGATATTTCTACAGTGTCGTCTGCTGTATCATCTTCTGTTGCTTCTGCAATAGGTGATGTAGCAGTCTTAGCTGCAAAGTATGATTCTTTCAAAGTTGCAACTTTAGCTGCAAAATCTTCTTCAGATTCAAAGTCAATGCTCTCTGCGAGTTTGGTGAGCTTTTCCACTTGAGTGTCTGCTAGATCTTTAGACGCTTCTGCAATAATTGCACTGCGCTTATAACCATTTAGCTCTTCAGAAATGGACATGCTCTTGGCTACTGCTTCGTTGAACTGTTCTTCTAGTTCTTCGTTAGCAGTCGCTAGTTCGTCTACTAGGTCAACTTTGGACTCAGGAATTTCGATATAAGATTCAGTAAAGATGTCTTTCAACTTCTCCATGAAACCTTCTGCAATCTCAGCACGTAGGCCTGATTGTATTGCTATCTTATTCTCTTCCATCCAACCTTCAACCACATAGTTGAGGTAGCTGTCAACTTTCTCTACAAGATCAGCTTTTGTTGTAGTAACTTCTTCTGCTAATTGCTCAGCATATTCAGTTTCTAAACGATTGATCTCTTCAGAAAGTTTGGATTTAACCGCTGCTTCAAAGATTACTGCTGTTTTGGCTTTAAACTCATCAGAGAGAGTAGCCTCAGATTCCACCAGAGCGTCAAGGTCTTCACTAAAGTCCCCATCAATCTGTACATCTTCTGCCTTCATTGCTGCTGGTGCAGCAGGTGCTTTTTGCATTGGTTCGCTGGAACCCTTGTCACCTTTACGCTTCTTAGCGACAGGTGCTTTTTTCTCAGCTGCATCAACAGATGCTACTGATTGAGCCTCAGCATTTTTTGGATCGTGAGCTTCTTCGATTTCCTCGTCGAGCTCTACATCCTGGTCTTCTACTTGATCAGTCATGTTTGACTCCTTATTAAGATTTCATTAACGAGAGGAAATTTTTGAACTCACGTACTTGCGTTTCGTATAGATCCGCACGCGGCGCACGTTTAATTTCAGTCTCTATTTTTTCAATTTCTCGAGCTTCAATGATGCCATTATTCCAGACCCAGTCTACACCTTCCATTATTCCATTAACAAAAGCGTTTGGCGCAGAAGGATCTTGTACGATATCAACCGTATTAAGCATAAAATCATCCTTGACGTACATAGTACCGTTACGTTGCTCGAGGCTACCCATACCACGAGTTGAGACACCTAGTTGAACACCACCCTCAAGCAAACCTTTAACAATATTGCCCATTGGAGTATCCAAGATTCGTGCCTTCCCCATAACATCATTTCCCTCAAAATTGAGGTCCGTGATCATATGGGAAACTTTATCCAAGTTTACAGTTGGTCCTTCTGGGTGATTTAATTCACCGACCGCTCTGTTCTTGGAAACTTGTTCATCGACATATTTATTAACAGCAGATTCCATAATCGCCTTTGGATAAACACGTCCATTTCTATTCTTTGACTCAGCTTGCATGAAGACGCCCTCAATGACATGGGTCTTTGATCCATCTTCTTTCTTCTCAACAATGCACTGAACATCTGTTTCAGTATATTCTGTAATCAGCTTCATCTGTTATCCCTTGTACTGTTTAACAAACTCTTTTGCCATTCTTTCAGCTTCTCGCTGATTAACATAATGATCGAGTCTGTCACCATCAATATAAACAACAAACTTATTCATTTCTTTATGTATCTTGACCGGTACTCGATTGATCTTCTTATTGAAGACCATCTGTCCTGTTGGCTTTCTACCAGCCAATTCTCTGATACTTTTAAATACTTTTGTCATCTTTGTTCTAACTTCTATTTATAATATTTTAAATTTAGGCTTATTTCTGAAACAATCTTAATAATATTTTATGCAGCTTCAGCTTCTTCTTCTTCAGCTTCTTGATCATCGTCAACTTCTTCAATAGCATCATCCAATTCTTCATCAGATATATCATCGTCATTTTCTTCAGCTTCAGCATCTGGTTCTTCTGCATTATTAAAAATAGCATCTGCTTGGCCAATTTTTTCTTGTTCAAGAGCATCATCCATTTTTGTTTTCATAAGCTCTGCAAAAGTTGGTGCTGCACCTGCAAAGTCTTGATCTACTACACTATTAACAAGTTTGTCTGCTAATGATTGATTATCTACTATTTTATCATCTAAGTTATCTTCAATTTCCATTATTCACTCCTATTGTTGTTGTTCATTATCATCATCTTCTATTTCACCACTAGCTTTTTCCTGAGCCATTTGGTCTTTCATCTCTTTAATATCATCATCGTCTAGTTGTAACACACTTTTCATTACATATTCTTTAGAGAAAAACTCACCAACGTATTGTTGCATAGTATCTAATGTTTGTAATCTATTTTGTAGTATTTCAGCATCTTTTAATTCTGAGAAATGATTATCGCGAGAGAAGTCAACAATTATATCTGCTTGCCATTCTTTCCAATCATCTTCAGTAATTATAGATTTCATTATGAGTTGTTTTTTCAAAACTTCGGTAAACAACATTGCAAACCGAGTTCTTAAACGATCGATAAACTTTTGGAACTTAACTTCATCTCTGTTAATTTCAGTGGACCGTCCAAGTGAAAATTGAGTTTCTTGCTCTAATCTATTGATGGGAACATTAAGGCTTCTGTATAATCTCTTTTGAAAATATACAATGTCATCAATCTGACCTAAGTTTTCTCCACCAGGTAGTGTTGATATCTCTGTACCTCTACCACCTTCACGACGAGGTAGCCAGAAGTCTTCGAGCATTGACATATGCTTACGATCATCTCTGATTTTACCAGTGTCTGCATCATATACAAGTTTATTACGGTAACGTGCCATAATGTCTTTCATATAGGTTTCGGCTTTACCTCTTGGTAAGTTGCCTACATCGATATAGAATATCCTACGTTCAGGAGCTCGAGCTAGACGATAAATTACTAGTGAGTCTTCCATCATACGCAATTGATTAATTGGCTTTAATGCCTTATGTAAGTGAGATACAACTCTTTTGCGATCAACGTCTAACATTCCAGAAGTAACATAGCTCACAGAATCTGAAGATAACTTAATCCCTTGATTCATTCCACCAGGCTTTTCTTGATAGATGTAAAACTCGTTTACATGTTCAACAAGACTAGCTCCAGTTCCTGGATCCTTTTTCTTTTTTACTTCTTTTACTTTACGTATTTTTGTCGAGTCTACTGGACGAATCTCTTGAATACCAGCTTTTAAATTCTTTTCATCTACAACTAAATGATGATATATTCTTCCATCAATATACCATCGTCTGAAAATGTCATGTCCCAATTCTGTAAATTGTAGCATTGAGCACACATTATCAAATTCTTCGGTCATTGTTTTCTTTAATTGATCACTGAGACCTTCAACATGATCTAAGATCAATGATACAGGAGATTCATTCTCACTAGTAACAATTGATTCATTAACAATATCTTCAATTGCAGCATCCACTTCTGGATGAATAGCAACAGCTCTATACTGTTTAATATTTTGCATATTATCTTTTGCGTAGTCACCCTCACCTAGGTTAACATAAGTTCCATAGTGAGCACCCGCAGCGGTAACGTAACCTGCTCCATCCTGATCAACAGGAGGAACGATAGACTGCATTTTCTCTGCATTCTTATCTTTGGCACGTTTAATTTCAAACCCGAATAATCTAAGTCCGCTATCTTCAGCCATTGTAATTCCTAAAATCTCGTTTTACAAGTAGTGTAAAGGGGCCACTTCACTGTGGCCCCTTATAGTATTTATAGTCGTTTAAGAAGTAGTTGCAGCATCCCAGTATTGCACTTGGAATTCAACAGAGAATCTCTCAATCTCATTTTCTAAGCCATAGCTCAGATCAATTGCTGTGAGAGCTGTTGGGAAACAACCTCTAAAGTTATAAGACTTTAATGTTGAGCCATCTTTGTCAATTTGATCAACAACTAGATCGGCTTCGTAATCAACAGGATTGGCTAAACCAGTATTTGCACTATGTGCATTCATACCGTTCATCCAACGCTCCATTGCATCGCGAACATTGAAGTCTGTATCGTTGATTATGGTTGGTGTCCATACATCAAATGTACGATCACCTGCCATCTTCAACTGACGACCACGGAAAGGAACAATTATTGTACCCATAGTGGAAGCAGGCAACTGAGCTGCTTCACACAAGAATGATGTTAATTCTACATCACCACCAGCATAACCTGGAAAGTTAATCGTAGCTTTAAAGAGGTTCGGTCTTGCACCACCACCACGTAACTTTGCTTTGAAATCATCGACGCCTAATATTGCCATCTTCTATCTCCCCCTATACCTGTCTTCCGGCGACTTCTTCAAAGTCAACACCGGATCTAACTGCTACAAAGTTCAACGTGATAAAGTTAACAGAGCGCGCAGGCTTAATAAAGATATTAGCCACAAACTCGTTATTATCAACAATTGCAGATGTATTATTTGTCGCGTCGCATACTACTCTAAAGTCAGTAATACCACGTCTACCTTTGATTTCTCTCAGGAATGGTCCTACAATATTAACAAATTCCGCTCTAGTAAACTCATCGTTAAGTTCGAACAATGTGTTTCTAGCTGCGAGAGCAATTGCTCTTTCAATCACGTTAAATAGACGACGAACGTTGATTCTATCAAACGCACTAGGTCTGTTCATGTGGGTCTTGTCACCATAAAGCAATACACCCTGACCAGGTAAATTTGCAATTGGATTAATACCCGCTTTGTATAATGTATCTCGTTCAGCTTTTGTTGGTGTGTATGATAGAGAAGTTATACCTAAGTAAGACCCTCTACGTGAACCAGCTGGTGAGAACCAAGGTGCTGCATTTGCATCTGAAGCAGCCATAATACCTGCTGTAGATGATGCTGCTGGAATAGTTACATATTTGTCACTATACTTGTTGTACACCTTTAAGTAGTTGTTGTCAACAAATAAATATGAGCTAAATGTGTATGCATTTGCGTCAGTAACACTTGCTGTTACTGGATTAGCATTTCCTACAACTGATGCTCTTGCTGGTGATGTTACAACAACACAATCTTTACGTGCTGCGGCAGTAGCTACCAGATCATTTACAACAGTAGCCTGATCGCCTGCTGTGACCATATTAGGTGCAATTAAGAAGTCTAGTTGCACTGTATCTTTATCTTCGAGCAAGTCATGACCTGCTGCAAGAGAAGATACTGTAGATATTGCTCCATTTAAACCACCTGCAAGTGATGTGGATCCTGTTGAATCCCATTCGGTTCCAACCTGATTAATCCAGATGTAATCAGAAGACCTATCGATAACAGTTTTTAAATAGTTGCTTGAACCATCCGCAAGTGTTGCGGTAGCACTAGTAGATACGAAAGGAAATCTTTCTAATACTGTTCCAGCAGTACCTGTTACTACTCCATTTTTATCCAACACTAGCATATGTCGCTCTGTGCCTGTAGGCGCGCCATCAAATTGTGCTTTGTATGATGCGACCCAAGTTGGCCAGTTAGTAGCGTCTGTCCAAACCAATTGCAATGAATTACCCATGTCTCCAGGGAATTTTGCATATAGTGGACTTAGTCCTGAATCTGTGTATGTGTCCCATGCATCACGGTTTTTAATCAGTCTTGCTGAAGTTGCTGAATCACCAGCATTCCTAGCAGTGGCATCGGCCACCCTGACTGTTTGTAATGCATTGGCGTATTTTAAGAAGTACGCTGCGCTTAAAAAGTCTACAGCAATACTATCGTTAGGTGCCCCAAATGTTTCTGCAAGCTCCGACTCGTTAGAGACTAGAGTTGCTTTTTCTACAGGACCCCAACGGAAGGCACCAGCAAATCCGCCAGTTGTTGACTGTACATTCGGCACACCGCCTGTAAGATCAACTTCTTTGACGACAATAGCTGGAGACTCTGATGGTGTACCAATTGCCATGTTTTCGTTTCCTTTTCCAGTAATCGAATTATATGTTTATCATAATACGGAATTCAATTACTTCTATTTATAGTTTCCTATATTTAGTATAATCCACCCCATTCTTCAAAATGTTTTTTTGTATTCCATTCATCACGTAGATCTTCAGCTTCTACAGCTGCAATTCCATCATCGTGAAATCCAAAAGGTAGCATATCATCTTCTATTTGTTTCATTTGTTGGTTAAATAACATTGTTCTTATATCAACATCTGTTAATTGTTTAAAGTAGTCACCAGTAGCAAAGTATCCAAACATCACTAAGTTCATCATTAGATCATCATGATTACCATCACTTGCTTCATACGATTGACCTCTAGCAGTAAACGTACTGCATTCTAAAATTGTATTTTCATCTACAATATCTAATTTTTTTTCTTCTAATAGATCTTTAATGCCTGAACAACCAATACGTTTTATCTTCTTATTCATTTCTACACCTAGTCTATTAGATTTAACTGTAGACTCGACAAATAAATTTTCATACTCTAACTCATGATAAAGACCATTACATACTAACGTACCTTGATCGTTTGACTCTACAACTACCCATGATTCGTTGTAGACTTTTGCGTACTTATATATAATATTAGGGAAGAGTAATGGAGAGATAAGGTTATTGCGATACACGGCCACCTGTTTAAATGGGCGAGTGCTAATATCGATTACATTAAAAGTAGAATAGTCCTGTCCTCTTCCTTTTGAAACGTCTACTGTCATCACGTATTGATGATCTTTTTCTGGTTCTTCATAGATCCAGACGCTATTTCCTTCAATCAATCGCATGGGTGGTTTTGCTCTGAAGCTCATTAAAGTTTCAGCATTTATAAGAGTGTCTCCTGTCCCAAAAAACGTATTTCCAAATTCTTGATCAAATTGCAATTGGCTTGTGTTTGCAATAGTTTGGACCTTCCAAACATCATCACGTCCTGGAACGTCCCACCAATCAACTCTAAAATGTTTAAACTCATTGACCTTTTGAACAGCACCTTCCCAAATTTTGTGAAATTGATTACCAATACCATTAGCTGTACTTGTGATTATAACTTTAGTATCTTTACCAGATGAGATAACAGGATATGTAGATGTATAGAATTCTGCAGCCTTTTCAACAAAAGCAAACTCATCTAAGTATAATAGATTAACAGACATACCACGAATAGATGATCCTGACGTAGCAGCAGATACTATACGACTATTATTACTAAAATCAATTGATCTTTTGTTGAGAGCTTTACAACCTGGCTGTAGGAAAAACGGAAGATTCTCTAACATAAGAGTTACACGGCCTAGCATCTCTTGCGCTGTAGCACCTTTGTTGGCTAAAATAGCGACTACTTTTTCAGGATGAAAAACAGCGTACCATAAAATATAAGCAACAGAACTAATAGACTTCCCTGACTGCCGGCAAGCAAGAACGATAGTAAATCTGTTAGATGTGAAGTGTTCAAACATATCCTCCTGATATTCATATAGTTCAAAAGGTACTAGACCTTTATCTAAATGAATAATCTTACAATAAGTTGATGCAAAATATCCAGGGTCTTTTAAACACTTGGAGTATTCTATTACTTCTTGTTTGGTAAAATTATGTACAACACCGTCTCGTTTGATATTAGCGTTACCGAGATATGTTTCATTCATCTTTCTTGTAATCACTAATGTCAATTACTTTATCGTCCTCATTATCTAAAAGCATACGCTGCAAGTCACTGGTAGAACCTATAAAAACATTATTGGTTGTTGGGCCAGTGAGCTCAGCTGGCTTGTCATCTTTATTGATATCTTTTTTCTTTTTGTGAAGATCCATAAGAGAACCATTAATGTCTCCTACGTTTTTCATCATATTAGATAAGACTTCAAAAGCTCGAGGATGTTCGGTAGCTCGCGCTACTTCCATCATCTCTTCCATAGCTTCAGATCCTTTGTTTAAAAGATCGTAATATACCCGTCTAGAATATTCAAAATCATCATCTGATACTGTATTATCTTCTGCCATTCTATATGTCCTTATGGTGTATTAGCTATCCAACCCATGCCACTGTGTACAGTACAATAGTAATACAGTGTAGGTGCAGACGCTGCTACTGTAATCTGTGTGTATGCACCAGCTTGACCAGGTACACCTGATGTTGTAACACCTGTTGTATATTGACTACCACTCTGATGAGTACCGTCTGCTGTAGTGCTAAACCTCAATGGGTGTCCACTGTTTGTATTATCACTTTGGTCAAATTTGTAAGTTGAACCTTCATTTAGTGTAAGTAGTGGACCAGCACCCGACAACCCAGCAATGTAATACTTGTTACCAGTACCGTATCCATTTGTGCCACTAGCAACTGTAACCGTGTAAGTCGTCGAAGTGGGTGATAAACTTGTATCATTAATTGTAACTGTACTTGACGTTGCAACTATTGATCCACTTACGCTTACTGTTCTTACGCTTGCAGTAAATGTCTCTGCGCCTTCTGTTGTTGTATCAGCAGTTGGAGTAACACTAAACGATCCTGCGTTGCTTGAAATTGCAAAGCTACCTGATGTTGTACTAAAGTCACTAGCACTTGTAACAGTCCAATACAATGTAGTTGCATCTGCTACGTTTGCTGTAGTTACGTTGAATACTAATGCACTACCTTCATTTACGTTATTTGCTGCTGGTGCAACTGCATAAGTTGCAGAGCCCCCTCCTGGAGTGCCACTAGCAGCATTAAAATCAAATAAGTAATTGTAATCAGCAGAATCCAAGAAGCTGAAGTCACTATCTGCAGATACTGCAAATGGGTCCGGCCTGGTTCTGAATTTAGCAACTGGCTGGTCTGAGTCTAATAGCCCTCTATTTTGCTCAGATATGTTTGTTATTGCTGTTCTTATAACATTGCTGTTAGTGACAGGTCCATAGAAGTTTATTTTCATATCAAATGTTAATGTGTATATGATAGTTCTTCTAGTCTCTAAAGGACTTTCATAATCGTCTGAGAAGTCAACGCTTTGTAAAGCAATTGGCATATCTTCTTTAATGTTAGGATATCCATCAACTGGTTTAATTGTCACAGTATACTGGGGATTGAAGTATGGCAAAATTTGTTCAACAAGCTGAAGAGCATCATCTTGATTTTTAGCAAAAATGCTTAACTGAAATCCAATGTTATATGGAACAAAGCTATAAAACTTTTTACGAGATCCAAAGCTAGTCCCAGCTTGAGTAAAAGTATTTGTTTTTTGTAGCTGTCTTCCCTGATCATATTGTATAGAGAGAACCTCAAAAGACATTCTAGGTAGTTTTATGGCTACTTTTGTGTCAGTATCAAGATCTGGATTTTCTCTAATCCTGGCTAGAAATTTTCTTGCTGGACCATAAGATAGTGGAACTTTAACCTGACTTATAACATTACCAGAAGCGTCTTTACGTAAGGCATAAAGGTTATTAAACAACGTACCAAATACTGCTACGCTTTTCCTTATTCTTTGATGATAAAAATGAGTACCAAACATGGTTAACCTTTATAAATTTTCTGTAGGTGAGTTTCAAACGCTTCTACTTTAGCTAACCTATCTGGCCAAAGTATATAATCTTTGCCTGGATTCTTTTTTAAATTATTAAGAAGAGGAACCATTGCATTATATAGTTTATCTAATTTATCTTTTGTTTCATTTGCTGCTGCAGTTCCTGTATCAGCTTTCTTAGCCGCAGCTTGTACAGCTTCTAGCTCTTCTTCATCTACAGCAGTAAAGCCAAAATCAAATATATCATCACTCATTAGTTATTCTCCGGATCGCCAAACGGATTAGCTTCACTAAAGTCAAGGAAGCCTGCCCCTATGTCACTAAAGTCTGAATTTTGTTCGTTCTGGCTTATCTGATTATCTTCTGTAACTAATGTTGGAGATGTGTATGTCATACCAGTTAAATCTGGTCTGTCCATAGAAACTTGTCTTCCAGTAACAAAAGTATGATAAAGGCCATCATCCGCACCAACATGAATTAGTCGAAGAACTTTATCTGAGTCTGACCAACCCGATATTTCACCCGATATCTTAACACCACTAGAGAATGTTTGTGTAGCTGTCTCGCCAATTACATATCCACCACCTGCACTATCCATTGTTAATAGATACTCATAAGCATAATCTCTTTCGATACTATCAATTGCATCAATATTAGTATCCAAATCTTCGTCATTATATTCAAATAACTCACAACGAAGTTTGTAAACAGCTAGATTACTTAGTTGATAGAACGGCTGCTCGTGTTCAACTGCCATAATTTGAAACATTGAATTAGATAAAGGAAGATAAACTAAATCCCCTTCTCTAGGTCTGTCACTATTAATATCGTTATCGTATTTATTTACAGTTGCTGACCATCTACGTCTAGCAACAACAAAAGTTGCTTGGTCTCTAATCTCTATACCAAATTTGGTAAACAGATCACCTTCACCGTCAAAACCTTCGACGTTTTCTACATACATTTCTACTTTATAAGAAGAGCTAAATCTAGATGGAACATCATCACCAAATACTCTATCTTCATTAACAATTGTTCTTGGAAGATAATAAACATCTTGACCATACATCTTCAAAGATTCTATAACGATATCTTCGTATAGATTCTGCTCACCACTTACTTTCTGGCTGAAGTATAAATTAGTAGCCATTTATTAGTTATCCTACAAAGAAGTCTACAGGTAATTCGTGATCGTTTCTTAACTTTTCTCTTAGACGCTCTAACTCTTGCATAGCATCTTCAAAAAGCTGCCGACCATTTAGAGTTACTCCTCCTGGTAATTGCATTCCTTCAAACTTAATGAGGTTTGCACCCCATTGTTGTTTTATTAAAGCTGTGGTGTATTCCTTTAACCACATATCATTAAATATAGATGTATGGCTAGTTTCAGATATAACACTATAAACTTCAGCTACAAGATACTCGCCTACTTTTACATCTTCATCTTCAAAGTTGCCGTGAATATAAAGTCTATTCATCTTTCGTACATAATCTACTTGTGGAGTACCATTCAATCGTTGATCAAGAAGGGACATATATTGCATAACTTGTTCATAGTAAGCAAGGTCTCCAAGATATGAACTCATATTTCCAATATCGTTTAAATGCATTTGATATTTTACACTAAACATATTCCTTGAAAACAAAC